CCCCAATAACCGCCGCCGTACCAGCCACCCCAGTAGCCACCATGCCAACCGCCCCAATAGCCCGGATAATACCCCCAAGCATAATAAGGACGCCATCCCCAGCCATAGTTCCATCCCCAACCGTAAGAACCGTAGCGCCAATCCCACCAAAGCGGATTACTGAATGTCGGAAACGCATAAGCATACAGACCGTCGGTATATACATTCCAGTACCAAGAATTCGGTCCGTAAACAATATCCCAATACAACGGGCTACTGATACTAACGGCAAAACGTGGGTTACGGAAACGGATAATGCGTTCTGCATATTCATAATCTTCCTGTGTACCGTTGAATTCACCGGTCACCCATTCCCCGTCCAAATCCGACTCGGATTTCTCCTTTATGTACAAAGTATCGTTATTCATCACGAACTCATTGTCACGTGCATCGTAACGGCGGTTATATTCATCCACATCCCGTATTTTTCCTTTACGGTCCTGAATCACGACCGTAGTACCCGGTGAAGTATAGATGTTAGTCACTTGCTTCTTCGTTTCCTTCTTAACCGGAGTTTCCTTTTTCTCCTGTTTTTCTTTTGACGGTACGAAGTAAAGGTCGTCATCAACGCTTTGTGCAAAGATACCTATCGGAAGGCACAAGGCAAACAGCAAGAAGTAAACAATCTTTTTCATATCATTTAGGTTTATGTAATTACTTAAACTTATTCATGTTACAAAGATAAAGAAGAGATTTATCGTTTAAGGAAGATTTTCCCCAAAGGGTTATAGGGAAATCCCTATTTGTTAGGGAACAAATTTAAAAAGGTCTGATTTACAGCGAACTATTTAATAATCAATTAGTAACAAATTATGTTAAACGTCACTTTTGAGGTCATTTTATTGCCGAAAAATTGTCGAAACACATTTTACATTACCATTTTATTGTCGAAGAATTATGGCAAATCTATTTCCGACAATTGTCCCAGGTAAAGTACTGAAGGACAATACACATAAAGTAAGAATCGCGTTGTCACATAACGGAGAAACACGTTATATTTTAACGGATATTAAAATTGACTCTAGCAAAGAGTTCAAGAATGGCGCCATCATAAAAAGAAATGATGCAACATATCTTAATACTAAGATAAGAAAGTTAGTTGATAACTACCAAAGGGCTTTGGATTCAATAGAATGCCAGGAGTGTATGACATGTTCACAACTGATAGATGCCATCAAAGGAATAAAGAAGGCGAAATACATGACACTCGAGCATTTATATGAAGAATACCTGGATACTCATACACTTGCAGAAGGTTCTATTTCAATGTACGACAAAGGAGTAAAGGCACTCCAAAAATGCATTGGCAATAATGTCAGTATTGCAAATATTAACTATCTCACAATTATCAAATTCGAGCACGAATTACGTATTGCAGGACTACGTTCAGATACTATTAGAATGAGACTGTCTGTTATACGTCTACTCATGAGATTTGCACTTCAATGCCATTTTATATCATACGAAACATATCCATTCGCAACATACAAGATGCCGGATAAGTCAATCAGGGATATTTGGTTATCCATAGATGAGATAAAAGCGATCAGAGATACACAATTCTCAAAAGAGAATCTTATACGCACAAGAGACATATTTATGCTCTCATACTATCTTGGCGGCATTAATCTCGCAGATTTAATCAACTACAACTTTTTAATCTGCAATGGCAAAATGATATATCATAGAAAGAAAATAATGAGAGACAATAAATCTATCGCTCCAATTGTATTCAATATACCTAATGAAGCCAAATGGATAATCAATCATTATCTTAATGATGAAGGGAAATTGCAATTCAGACAAAGACACAAAAATGAAACAATTAAAAATATATACGCTTCTTTAAATAAGAATCTAAAAACTATTCAAAAAGAACTAGGTATAGAAAAAACTCTGATGTTTTATTCTGCAAGAAAATCATTTGCCCAACATGCTTTCGATGCTGGAACACCGACAATGATTATTGACTACTTAATAGGACATTCTGTTTCTAGTTCAGCTAAGGGTTCAATATACCACTATGTAAGAGCAACACCTGAAGTTGCAAATACAGCATTGCGAAAAGTATTGGATAATCTAAAATAATTTGTACCTTTGCATCATCAAGATAACACGGACATAATTCCGATTATTTTGGTTTGACTTGGTGAGGGGGTGGTTCCCCTCACTTTTTTATATCCTTACCGAACTTTTCAATTATATATTAGTACTATCCTATGTAACCCTTCTTGAGAGTTTGTTGATTCATGTGTTGTTGATTGGAAGGATTACAAAATAAAAAGGCAGCCTAATAAGCTGCCTTTTCCTTTTTATAATCTATCCCTCTGACATCCATACCTTTCTTCCAAATATTATATGATACATAGCGTGAATCTTCAATGTTTTCTTTTATGAGAAGCAAATTAGGAGAGAAATACTTACACTCAATTGCTTGGCTAGATTTGCAGTACTTCTCAAGACCGAACTTCTTATATAAACAACAGAACCATTCAGCATAGTAAAAATTTTGTTTATAAAATTTGCATAGAAAACAGTTTCTTACATTATAACAGTTCTTATATGCTATTACCCAACCAAAAACAAAAGGATTTATCCATCGAGTTCGATTAGCTTGATAATCGAAGGTTATCTCAAATATAGAAGAAGGGTGTCTTTGAGCATATATTTTACAATTCGAACGACTACTTGGGTAAAATCCATGTTTTGATTCTAGCAACACAAATTTATTAAGTTGCAGACCTTTCGTTGAAGCTACACAAACTTTATGTTTGAAGTTATATAATAATGCATCTATATTTTCACAAATCACTCCTTTTTGTATAATTCTATCCAGTGCATATTCATGTTTTAATGGAACCTCAATAATCCGTATCCCTGATTCCTGTTTCTCTTTCTCGCATTCATGCGATACGCAAATCTCTATAAAAATCGGTTCGCGTACATTCCGAGAATCTGCAAGTAATAAATCAGCACGAAATCCCTTGTATGATTTTTCAGGAAATATTACATCATAATACTGTTTTAAATCCCAAACGAATTCATGGTCTTTTTCACAGTAAGTAGAAATCAATCTTTCATCATGATTCCATATGCAATTCTCTAATCTTTCGCATTTATCCTTGTTGTTGATTGAAATATTAAATGGTCGGTTTGAATTAAACCATTCTTCGATTCTTTTTTTTGCCAAAGAATGCAGATATGATTCATAACTACAACTAGAATTTTGTTTTTTATGTGCAAAATGTTTTACTTTAATAGATCCATCCTTAACAATCATGATATTCTTACAGTGAGGACAAAAGTAAATTTCGCCTTTTGTAGCAATACTTATTGCTACAACGCTATTGTTCTCATTAAGAGCATATGTATATTTAAGGCTTTCCATAGTCTAACATAATAGGGTGATAATTTTTATCAAGCAGTCTCCTCTTCTGTTTTTTCTAAAACAATCTCCCTCGGAGGTAAATTATTCATACTATAAGCAACCTGACATTCAACTATTCTTCTAGACTGTATTGATTTATGTCAGAAATACTTTCTCCAATTATAAAATCTTTATTCTTAATATCAACCAATATGTGAAAATCTATATTATTTCTTCGAGAGAACTGAACATAATATTTATCTGCTTCTTCACAAAAATAATCTTTAATTTTAGGATTTAAACCGAATAATTTTGCTATATGTTTTGCCGACTTCTTAGCGATTTCAATCTTTTTTTCTTTATCGAATCCTTCATTACTCAGAATCTCATCTAAGGCCTTATAAAAAGATAAAATAAAATCTCTTCTAGTCGCTTTATTCTTAAAAGCCTTGACTATTTCATTTTTTATTTGGGATGATTTTATTCCTTGTAGATTTCGAAATTCAAGTTCTGATTCACGCTCATCATCAGCAATGGGAATTAATACTTCAGCTTTACTGAATTTATCCTTATTCATTCTCTTATGGAGATGAACACCCTCCCCCCACTTAAATTCACACCCTCTACAATGATTATCTATCTTTATTACTTGTCCATCTATTAATTGTTTTACTGACATAACACTAATAATTTAGTTATTTAACTTAAAATTTCAATATTAAGTTAAACGTTGATGCAAAAGTATAAAAAAGCCCCGAATCAGAGAGACGGGGCGAATAACAAAATATCTATAACATCAATCTTAACTTTCTGGGTTCTGCATTAAAATGCTTTTTAACCTCCGGTAAATCATAATATGCTACAATCTTTTTCTCTGTCAAACGAAGTAGTTTTAGCATCTCTTCTTTTGTATATTCAAACTCATCGAAATAGATATTGAATACCTTATCTAACAGCCGAGGGGGGGCTACTTCAAACTCAAAGGGTTCATTACTGTTCCATTTATTTGCATTGTAATACATCATCCAACGTCTATTTTGAGTTTCAGATATACAGCCTAAGAACTTAGCTCTATATATTAATGATTTAATTGAAACTTTCCAATTAGTTTTAAGACCGTAAAGTTTTGGGGCATCTAATCTATAGAGATAGTTTTTTATGCTTTCAGCAGGCATTAGAAATTCAGAAGCGAATCTATTAGCTTCGTCCTCTACATCTCTCTTATCAGAAACCATATACTTATAGTGCATTATCAAATGTCCTAACTCATGGCAAACATTAAATACAGTTCTTGAATTTGAAGCATTCTTATTTATCAATATAACAGGTAGCCCATTCTTTGTGATAAAAGATACCCCATCAACCTTTATTGAAAAAGGAGGTTCTATATAATGAATTATAATACCCATCTTCTGAACTACACTCATGATATTATGAATTGGTCCTTTCTCAATACTGAACAATGACCTCACTTTTTGAGCAACTCTTTCCGGGGTAATTTCTTCGTCCTCTATATCTATAAATGGAACTCTTATATCAATTTCAATAGCTTCAAATAAAACATCAATATTTTCTGCTATTATGGTCATTTGAGCATCAAAAGCCATTTTCTGTTTTTGTGGTATTCCTAAGTTACGACGGTAGTAATATTCTTTTATATATGGAATAATCCCATTCGATACTTGGAAAAAGGAGATAGGATATCCTAAAAAATCAGCTATCTCTTTCATAACCTCATCAGAAGGAACAGTTTGTCTATTTTCTATTCGATTCAATTTATTCTGAGAAAGTGATTTTAAATTTAAAGCTAATTGATTTTGAGTATAGCCTTCACTTTCCCTTGCGAGTTTGATTCTATCAGGATTATATTCAATCATAATTATTCAGCTTTCTTTCTACGAACTACAAAATCTTTCTTAGGCTTGCATATTTCATCTATCTCTTTCTCTTGAAGTGCAAAATCAATAGAGTTAATAACACTTTGATTTTCTGGATTTATATCTAGAACCCAATAAACTTCATCTTTTCCGTTAGTTATAGCCAAACAAGTTCCCCCAACAAAGCCACTATTATCAACACGAGGACCAATAAATACACAAGGCAATTGCTCGTGGTTATGTAAACGGCAATCAGAGGCTACCGATTCGGCATAGCTTGGTAATCCCTTTTCGTTTAATTTCTTTATATAAATCGAGAATAAACCAGATGAAACATAATACTGACATTGTTTATATCTAGCTTTACATAAATTAAGTTCACCAATGTCAATTGCTCGGTTAATATTCACTTTAATAATTCGAGTCAATGTATGTATATAGTATGTTCTATCATCATACAAATCAATCATTGGATCACTTTTTATTCTATTCTCAAATTGCTCCTTGCTAGTTTCGATAATACGGGCAATAATATGGAATAATTCCATATTGTCTTGTACTAATTCAATTGTCTCCTGTTGTCTCCCTGCATTGAAAAATGAGAAAGATGTTTGGCCTAGATATTCATTTTTCATATAATTCATTTTTAACATTTGCGCAAATGTATAAAAAATTATCTAAATATTACTCGCTTTTCGTTTATTTTTTATCCAAAACAAAAAATCTTAGTACGAAATATTACAAAAAAGACGATTTATATACAACAAATATATTACTTCTTTCCCTATCAGAACAATTGTAAAATGATGCCTGCATACACTTTATCTTCCTGTAATACTTCGACTTTCCCAAACTGAGGCATCCAAAGTTCCCTTATTACGAATTTAAAAGTAGTTATTTTTTTCTTATTCTACACACAAACCAACAGGTGCCGATTAAAATAATGATACCTATATAGACTTTATCTTTATGTAAATCCCACCAAGATAATTCGACTACCTTCTCTCTTTGATTTAGTAAAACATTCACCTTATTACTTACAGTATCAAGTTGATTCGAGAACTGCTGCAAAGTAATGGATAATATTTCATCAACTTCAGTTCGTTCTTGCTCTTGTTTGAAAGCGGTGGTAGTACTTTCTTTGACTAGATACTGTTTTCCGGTTGAATCCGGAAGCGACAAGTAAACTGTTTTATTCTCAATTTTCAGATCACTCAACTTGTCAGTAGTAACTTTCGTTTGCTTGTTCACATCCAGCCGTAGTGATTCAATTAAGTTTTGCAAATACAAGAAGTCCCCTGAATAGTCAATCTGCTTTTGTGTTTCGATGTTACGAGAAGTTTTGCAAGATGACAACAATATTCCCGACATCAGGAACATGGTTATATAAATTAAGGCCTTCATAATCCCAGGTATTTAGCAATTCCTTCGATGTGTATCCGGGCGACTGTATCTTTACCCTCCCGAGACAAAAGGTATTCTACATCATCCTTGTTATCCTGGAAGAAGTTTTCAGTCAGTACTGCCGGGCAATTTGTATCTCGGCAGATAGCAAGGTTTTGTTGCCAATACAGTTGTCCGGGCATAGGTTTACGAACAGATACAGGAATACATTCTGCTGCTTGAGCCAAGCAGTCAGCCAACTTCTTGCTATTACCTGACGCATTGTTCGACACAAATACACTCCATCCTTTTGCTTTCATCCAACTATCACCGGAGCCGGCAGCGTTACAATGAATCGAGATAAGAATAGCCTTCTTCCCCGTTGTACTGTAAATAGCATTTGCCCGTCGGCACCGTTCAGATAAAGGAACGTCCGTATCTTCATTCACAATTCGTTCCGCGTCAATTCCCAGTTTTCGTAATCCGGACACTACCTTATCGGCTATTTCACGTGAATACGCCCACTCTCTTAATCTTCCATCCGGTGAACGCTTACCTAGAGTATTCTCACCGTGACCGTTATCAATCAATACTTTCATATTTTTTCTTCTTTATCTAATTCATTCTCGATTCTATCTATTATTCCCTGTACGTGTGTAGGTGTAGCCCTTTTAAACTCAAAGCGTATCACATGATAAATAATACGGAACGCCCTGTTTTTAGGATAAGCAATTATCAAGTTCTTAAATGCATTCTGAAGATACACATAGGAGAATACATACGTAATAGTCTTGATAACTAACAAAGAGTTCTCACCGTCTCCTATCAAGGTCATAAAGGAGAAAACAACCTCTATGATTATAAGATAAAGAAGAAGTTCGACAAGGGCATTCTTAAACTTGCTCCATTTGAAGTTTTTACAACGTATAATTGAAACGCCGTCAGCTCTCATTCCACACCAAATATTAAATCCAAACATTATCACCAATGCTATAAGGAAACCTTTGGTCGGTGTTAAATAAGCAAGAAGAGAACTGAACATCGAAACGAAAATAATTCGTATCTGGTCTACATTAAATAGCTCATACAACCATCTCATAATCCTAATTTTATAAAATTGAAGCTATAAATGTTGAGAACACAGTAATCAGCCCTGGCAATAAGACAGTAGCTAACGCATCGAGCCAGTCAAAAACATATCCACATTTCTTTTGAATGTACTCAACTACCAATGCAGCAATAACAGTCGTCCCTAAAGAGACAATAGCTGATTTACAAAAAGAGAGACCTAACAGCAAAAAACAGAAGGCAAGCATCATAACAAAAATAAACATTCCAGCCTTAACGTGTGCAGGCCGGTTAGATTTCAAAATCCAATCATACAATACTTTTATACCCATACTCATAAAGTGTTTAATTATTAATAAAATATTCCGTATGAGACAAATGTATTGAGTATAATAACAGGTTTCTCAATTTCGCAAAATCTTGAAAATCTGTATAGAGATAAACTTCTATAAAACAACAAATTAGAAATCTTATCTTTTTAATGATACTAAAAAGTATCTCTTGAACAATTGATATATTGAAAGTATTAATCTGTGAACATATAAGAGGTCGATTTGCTCAATATCATCAGGAACTGTCTCCCCCATACATTGTAAGACAAACACGATAACGTCCAATATTTCTCTGAATCTGCTGCATTGTCTGTTTTTGAGGGTATTCCGAACTTACCATTTAACACTCTTTTCTCTAAAACATTTTAAAACAAAAAGCCCCGGATAGGGGCTTTCCAAATGTTATCAGCCAAGAGATAAAGAATCTATTGCGGAAACGGGACGAACCCGGCCTGCGCTAGACTTGGAGTAGGTATAAACAGAGCCGTAGTTCATAAGCACGCTCCAAGCGCTGAAGGAGTCGTACTCAGTACTGCTCCAATACCAATCGGCTGTTAAGATATTTGGACTACCCGACAATGAGGTCAGAAGCTCGTTGATTTCAACCTTATATTTAGCGATAATCATGAGTTCTCCCTCACTGGGAAGATACCAGCCGGTTTTGTCTTCGAGCCCGTCCTGTTCAAGCGTACACGCTTTATAACTCTTCGCTGCTTCAGCGGCAGGAGCGCCGACAATACCATTATTATCCTTGATACCGGCGGTTACATCTATGATAGCGGCGGTATTCTGTTTTCCGTCTGCCGTTTCATAAAGCCCTCGATTACCGATTCCGTAGTTCTTGACGCCACGG